TGTCTTTCATTTGGATGTGCTGACATCAGCAGTTGTGTTTCTGCTTTTAGTCTTTCAAAGTCAATTACGCCAGGTATTTTACTGATCCGTTGCATTATAGTTTTCCAATGGCCATATATCTATTGCACATGTACAGGTTTAATTCTCCTGCCCATAGAATAGTATTTAAGCCAGAGGATGCAACAAACTCTTCTAAACTGTTGTGACAGTTGACATGATCGGGCACGTCAAACATGTCATTGCCCTGTAGCACCACAGTGGTTCCTGCAGGCAAGGACTTTACCCAATCGCCATGATCCTCAAAATGCTCTACAATGGTGTCAATTAGCAACAGCTTTTTGTACTTTGAAAGCTGTACTTCTCTTACATCTGTTCCAGAATTTTTAAAATTATTGTGAAATCCAGAATTTAACTCTAGTGCGGCTGAATGAACTGAAGTATCAATATCAATGTTAATAACTGAATCTAAGTTTTGTCCCAGCATGTTAGATAAAAATGGTAACAATCCAACCCATCCACCAACAACCAATGTTGAAGTTTCAACATCGCCCATCTTGCGTTTCTTTGGAATTAGATTTCTTTCTATTAGCTTTTCAACCAGCCAAATTTTACTTTTAACTTGGTTTCGACTCAGTGCATCTTTCCAGTTCAATTCTCTATCATTGTTAATTGCAACAGCCAATCTTTTGATATGATCTCGTTGATTGTAATAGTATTCGTTTCCAATGCAAACGCCTAATTTTTTTATATCTGTATCTACTACACAGGAAAGCAGTGAATCCTTACCAATTATCATCTCAACCAATTGAAAAAATTTGTCAAAGTCTTCTCTTGCATCAATTATCAATTGATGCGCCAGGGCCAGCACAGGCAAGGCAGGTGTTTCAAATGCTTCAATGTTTAAGTTGTTCCACTCATTGAGTGTCCATAATTTATTGGCCATGCCAGTCAAGTCTGTTTCTATTAGATTGACCTTTAAAGGTGTTAACTTGATGATCTTATCGTCGGTCCAATCAGTTGGAACATACAGTCCGGTTTCTATTGCCACTTGTAGCGCAATTAATCCTTGCTGGTCATCGCCTTCTCTTACTGCATTCAACAAAGGCCATAAATCAAATGCATACTCTCTTCCAACTTCAACAATCAACTGTGTAAGCTCGTATTCGTCTTCAGTTTCAAGCCAACGATGAAAATGGTGTATGCTTTTGCGAAATCCAATTGCTTCATCAACAAAATAAAGCAATGCAGATCTTAGCTCTGTGTTCTTATCCATTGAACCATCCATACAAATTCAAGTTGGTTCGCCATTTAACATCATCATATGTCAGTGACTTGGCAGGGTGTAGCTGTAACATCTTTAGGAAATAGCTTTGCTCGGCGTCAAAGTCCGGCAATATAAAATCCAATCCTTCACTTATATTCTTGCCTAAACTTTTGCTTGCCTTGATTGGATCTGCATTTGCATGCAAGGCAAAAAAGTCTTTGAACCAAGCATAGTCTCTGATGTTGACACAATCAAAGTTGTCGTATTGTAACATTTTTACAGCAAGTCTTGCACCATACACACTCCACATACCATTCTCTACATCAGCACCCAATGTCATCCATGTCAATAGCCTTTGATAGTTTGCGGCATGCATCATTTCTGGCCAGGCCTCAAATGCAAGCACTTGCCCTTGTTCCATAGAGAGTTTGACACCTTCTCTAAATCCCACACGAAATGCTTGATAAGGGCTGGCATTTGTGTATACATTAGAATAACAACCTGGTAGCTCTTTGTATCTATTGAAGTCCCAACAAAAATCTATTGCGTCTCGATCTTCAGTGGCCAGCTCATGACTTTTCATGTTAGCAAGATGTTCTGTGCTCCACATTTTGAGGCCACCGTTGCCGTACATCAATCCATTCGTGTATTGTCTGCCGCCCCAGGTAAAGCTGACTTTTCCATCCATGCCCTCGGGCAACTGTTTATTGAAGAAAGCTGGATCAACTTCGTTATCTGCATCTACTGTGATGATATATTCACTGCTGGCAAATTCAGTGGCAGCGGCCTTGTGTGCCGCATCAAATCCAACCACACCATGTACTCTGGCAATTCGTTTATGTGGAGTAATTGACTTCAGCAGTTCCCAATTTTTATCTGCATTGGGTTCGTCAAAGCTTAAAAATACTATTGGAACATCTGACATCTTTTTATAGATAATTGGATTCTTAACTGCTTTAAACATTGACATTTTTAAATTCCTTTTTTAGCCACGACCAATCATTGATTAAATTTAGTTTTTCAATGTCATCGCTGTTACGCATGCCGTATTTGGATCCGTTCCTGGCCCCATCAATTATGTACTTTCCGTTCTCTGAGAACCAACCATGCGTACACCATATGAACCTTCGTTCACTGCACTTTTCAATTGCTTCCCAGTATGTAAAAATATCTGTTTCTTTAAGATATTTTTCTTTAATCAGCATGCCTTGAGCTTTTCGATAGTTTGCCTTTTTCTCATCCGGCCAGTCTTGAGTTGTGATATAAATGGATAGCTGTTCCAGCTCGTTGCGCTCTTTTCTTTTTGCAGAGTTGACTCTGCTCTTAATCATTGACAACGATGACAGCTTTGCACATTCCCGAAAGGCACCTATCCATGCAGATTCTGGCGTGACATTAAATCTAGTTTCGCAACTGATGCTGGACATGTTGACACTTGCACGACCAATTGTGGTTGATAGATCCAGTTCCCAGGGACGGCTTTCTAGGAATGGCTGGCGTGGAAATAACTTAACTCCGCCGTAGCCATACTCTAGTTCATTTGCTATATTTTTTGAATTCCATACCAATACGCATTCGTTCTCTGGAATACCCCAGTGCATTGTGTCTGCGCTGGGAATAAAATTAAAATCAAATCCATCTACAATCCATGCATCTGCATCAACTACCCAGAAGTTTTCTGTGGTGCTTTGTTTTGCACATGTTTCGTGTACCTGATAGATGCCCTTGACATTGCTAATATGCTTTGCTGTGGGCGCAAATTCTAACAGGCGTGTCCAGTTGGCTTCACTGCCTTGTTCGCCCATTGAGATAAAGAAAACATCTAACAATGCTTACTCCGCAATAAATTGTTCAACATCACTTTCCTTCACTGTTGGACCAAGTCGATGTGGATTGAAATAACTGGCTTTAAAAAACTTACTGCCTGCTTCATCTAAGTCTGCAATTTCAAGTCTTAAATCTTGTTGTAGTATACGACCAATTTTACGAGTCTCAGCCAACAGCTTTGTTCGACTCCAAGAGTATTTGCTGTTGGGACAAGTTTCTTCGTCACCAACAAACTGTGGCATAATATCTTCGGCCCAGTATTGATTGTGCCATTCAAAGTCAGCAACCAATTTGTAGTCCCAGTCTTTACGCAAGTTAGTTAGATAACAACCCAGGCGAGCACCATACATGGCCCATAATCCATTCTGCACATCCATGCCAACACTCATCCAAACCAGTAGCCTGCGATGATTCTTAAAATGGTTCTTGTCTGCAATTTGGCGCCAGTCCATTGGCTTTCCATTGTGTAATGCCAGTTTGACGCCTTCCCTAAATCCAGCACGATATGCCTGATATGGAGTTGCATTGTTAAACACATCCGAATAGATGTTGTTTAATTGATGATAGTGAATGTCCCAGCAAAAGTCCACAGCACCTGCGCCACTATCAACTGCTTCATGTGTACGCATTTGCTCAACCACTTTGACTGGCCAAAGTTTTACGCCGCCATTGCCGTATACCAATCCATTGACAATGTTCTTGCCGGACCATGATAACACATCACTGCGATCAAATTTTTCTAAATCTAGTTCAAGTTCAAAGAAATCTGGTCGAACTTTATTATCAGCATCAATTGTAATGAAGCGTTCTGTTTCTGCCAGCTTGGCCGCTGCCTTGTGGCAAGCATCGCTGCCGTACACGCCGTGACTGCGTTTGGCCCAGGGGCATTTTTCCAATAAGTCTGCATAGTTTGCATCTGCATTTGGTTCATCGTAGCTGATGAACACTACATCAAATTCGCTAATAGGGGTTTTCAATTTAGTACTCCGATATCTATATTGCTTGCTTTATATAACACTTGCGGCAAGGTCTGGTAAGGCCAATCTGCAACAATTTCAAAAGGATGATGCTGTCTTAGCATCAGTGCCGGAAGTTCTGACCAAGAATGGAAATTTTCTGGATCATCATTATTTAATATTGCCACTTTTAAATTTCCAAACACGGAATCTATACTGGATCCCTTCTCATAGTGACTTTGTGCCCATATGCTATTGCCCTTCTTAAAGAGAGAAATGTGTTTGCCACGACCCATATGACTGATAACTGTTTGTTCATCGCTGACGCCAGAAAACAAATGATAATTTTGCACTCTATTAAAGGATAGATCTTCTGCAACTGGTGGAATGTTAATTCTAATACGCTGTTCTTGATACAATATCTTGACCACTGTGTCATGACTCATGAAGCTCCAAAGACGCTGTTCCCAGTATCCGCGTTCTACAATTTCTCCAACAGATATATCAATTTTTCCAAATAGTTGATGAGGATCTTCTTCGTCGGTTAGAAACATGGGTATCTGTTCGGATGCAGTATCTTTGTCAAGGCGTTCTTTGACTTCAGTGGACCATCTGCGGCTGGCTTCTACTCTGATCATTCCATTTTCATTGAACAATAACACACGCAAAGGAGTTCGAGGATCGTATTGATTTTCGCCAGTGCTGAGCCAGCCTGGTCGAGTCTGTTTCTTTTTAAACTTGCTGGGTTTTTTAATGTCTACTAGGTCCAATGTTCCAAGTGTTTCATTGAATGCAATCTTATAATCATTTTGGTTTGCAGAACCAGACAATAGATCTTTTACTCTTGCATACGATAGGGTGATGTGTGACGGATCCGTTGATTGTCCAGGCTTGATAGAATTGATAAGTCCAGAACTAGGATCGTATTCTACTGACCAAAACTCTTCTCTTTTTCGTTTTCTAGGACGAAGTTCAAATTGAATTTCATCCACGGCGCCAGTACTCCAATGGCTTTTCACTTTCTGCTAGCCACACTGGATAAATTTGACTGTGATTTTCCAGTTTAAAATTTCCATTGGCTGGATAAAATGCAATCCAGTCATGCCACATATGATGTGCATACATGATTGGTGCTAGCTCTAAATTTCTAACACTCATGTCAACTATTTTAAACCAGTCTGGTGCTTGCCAATAGCCTGTTGAAAATACCACACCCAATATGTGTTCAAGTGTTGGAACTTCTGGCTCGTAATTTCTCCAATACACATTCTTGTCAAGATGTAATGCCAGTTCAAAACTCAATTGAGCAGATTCTGGATCTCCAACAATCAATAGGTAGGTCCAAATGTTATTGCCGTTTTTTTCTAAGGGCAACCTTTCCAGTATCTTTCCAGGGGGTATTGGCTGTCCTCGATGATCCATGCCTGTGCCCGGCATAAAATTTAACTTCTTGGCTGCGGCAATTTTAGCAATTTCAAAAGTGGTTTGACGTGGACACAATCCAGCCCTACAAATAATATCGCCAGATTCTAATTTTAAAGTTGACAATATTTTTAATTGTTCCCAGGCATCATCTGGCAAGTCTACAATGTTAATTGGCATCATTGCATCAACAAACTTTGTGTCTATCTTGGTGATGTCTGCATGATTTGTTCGTCCCGGAAGTGTTAGTATATGTACAGTCATGCCAACACTTCCATGATTCTATCGTAGTTGCGGATGATGCTTTTCTTGTTCATTAAATGCAGATCTTCGCCAACCACTTCAACCACCATATTTTTCCACTCTTCTGGTAGATTGCTTAACATGATCCAGCGGTTTGAATCAACTACTTCAACAATGTCATCTCGCTGGTCTTGGTATCTAAGATAATATGGAATTTGTCCAATGAAGCCGCCATCTGACCAACCATCACACATGTGAGCCGCAATGCTGGCTGAATAATCTGTGCGATACAATGTGCCTGGGAACTTGTATAAGAAGCGATAGTATTCCCAATTTTGTTTTACTGCTGACCAAACACTAAAAAAATGTTCTGCTTCTTCACTCTTGCGCCAGTATACCACAGTTGACCACCACATACGAATACCAGCATAGTGNAACCAGCGTTCTGTGGTGTATGGTTCTTCCATTCTTAAATTTCTAGCATCTCTGTACATGGCCACATCATTCTGACCACCAAACAGCTTGGCCAAATTATTGTTGCCACATATATAATCTGTGTCAATTAAAATAGTTTCATCAAATGGACTTAGATTATAAATGTCGTGCTTGTTGGTGTTGGTAAATTGTGCGTTGAAGCTGTGGTAAGCACCGTCATGGTGCAAACGCATGTTTCTTTCGTATTCAGGATTGGTTAATATAATGTCGTCAAACGCGGCGTTCATAATATCAATGCCATGTGTTTGTTTACAATGCTCCATGCTTTGCTGATTGGTAACCAGTACCACTGGATACTCTGGCATGAATTTTTTAACAGCATACGCGGCAACAATTGCTAACTGCGTATAATCCAACTGCTCATTGTTGTAAGCAAACATCATGAATCCCTTGGTGCTCATGATTATAGTCCTACAATTTTTGCAGTAGACCTTGCTGACTTCAGCTTTTTCTGTTCAATTTGTTTTGTTTCCATGGCTGAATCATAAGCCTGAATCAGAACATTTAGAAATTCGTTGGCATCATCAATTGTTATGACGTTGCCACTGTGGTCTTCAACAAAAACTTTCTCATTGCGGATTGTCTTGATACCAACAAACGCTATTAGCTCTTGCGTAGATTTAAAGATCGCACTTTGATGTGACACCAAAAGTGCCGCTTCAATTTGGGCATTGATGTTTTGCCGTTGAACCTGTAAAGTTAATCGATAATTGGCAAAAGCCAATGCATCTTCTAATTTTTTATCCATCAATCACTTCTTAGACTGCACTGGCAATTGCAATTATTCCAGTGATAACAGCATTGAGCTTTTCTTTAAAAGCCAGTTGATTCATCTCTTGGATAATATCCAACTGTCTTTGCATGTCGCTTAGTATTTCACACAATTCTTCTTTGCTCAGTTGTCCCATAAGTGTCTGCTGAGTTTGTTGCTTGACTTGCTCTGCCGCTTTGGCAAATACTGGGTCTCCGCAATTGGCAAGTTCTGCCAATGCTTGACTGATTTCATCTAAGTTCATCTTGGTCTATTTCCTAGTGTATGTTGAATAACTGTTGCGCTGTTTTCAATACTTTCAAACTTGATCTTGCAAAATGCCACACTCACTGGACCAGTTTGATATCGAACTGTTAATCCTTGTGCAATTTCATTCAATGATTTTGATGCCTTATAGCTATTTTCATTGCGGGGAATGTTTTCGCTGTATAACTCAAAAGTTCTAGTATTGTTTGACAACTTAACTGCGTTATCCTTGCTAACCTGTGCATTGTCACATTGTGATTTGAATTGTTGTGCTTCGGACCGAATTGTAGTAATTAAACCATATTCGGCAGAGTCAAACTTGGTCATTAAGTATGCATCAATTAGAGCACAACCACTTAGCATACTCAAAGCTAAAAGCGAAACTATTATTTTTTTCATATTTTTAACCTTTGAATTGTTGCCATTGGTTAGCAAACGCAATACTATTTATAGATGCGTTTGCGACCGATTAACCGTTTAAAGTTCTTGCCAGTCTTGAGTCAACTGACTTACAGGCGTTGGTAATTCCAAAGTTACTGAGCGTTCGCTAATAGTACTTGGATGTGTCATAGTAACAGTCATTGCAACTGAACCTCTAACCATAATGCCAAGTCCGGCATTATCTAACAACGACCTAATTTCTAAGTTTTGCCCGTTGATGGTACCAAACAGTTTCAAACGGCTCGAAGCATAGCCGCCATACCCACCATAACCGCCATAACCTCCGTATCCGCCATACCCACCATAACCGCCATAGCCTCCGTATCCGCCATAGCCTCCGTATCCGCCGCCGCCAC